GGTTCATGGCGGGGTTGGCCCTGTGTATGACCAGTCTGGGCCTGCTGCGAATATTGCGTTGTCTGATTGGGTGCCTTTGGGTTCTGGTGAGATAGCTCAGGCGTGTGCAGATTTTTATGACGGGATTGTTTCGGGCAGTTTGAAGGTCCGTGATTCTGTGTTGTTGAATGATGCTGTTGCTGGGGCTGAGGTGCGGCAGTCTGGTGACAGGTGGGTGTGGTCGAGGCGTGGTTCTGTTTCTGATGTGTCTCCGTTGTATGCAGCAACGTTGGCGTGCAAGGCGCATGTGGGGGCTTCTTCCGAGGAGGCTCTTGTTGAGCCTTTCGTTTTGGTTTGATGTGAGGTTTGATTATGCGTAATCCGTTCAAGGCGCAAGCTCCTGATGATGAGGCCCGCGGGGTTGCTTTGTGGGATTCGGGTTCTGGTTTCTCGTTTAATGGCGTGCAGTATGCCGGTTCTGGGGGAATGCTTGGCTTGTCGCCTTCTCAGAATGCTTTGGCTGCGTCTCGTCCGACTGTTTCGGGTGATCTGGCGTCAATTGTTAATGCTGCGCAGCCGAACAGTGTGGTTACAGCGGCAGTGTTCACGCGTGCCCTGGTTCTGTCACAGTTGTGGTTTGAGTATGAGAATTGGCAGACTGGGGCGAGGTTCCGTCACCGCGATTTGAGCATTTTTGAGGAGCCTGGCGGGTTCACAACTATGCCGCGTCTTCTGGTGGACATGGAGGTGTCTCAGTCGTATGCGGGTAACACGTATGTGTGGAAGGACTCTAAGCGTGGCAGGCTGCGTGTGTTGCGTCCTGACTATGTGTCTATTGTGTTGGGGTCTGATGCGCCACCGGAGCGGTTAGAGGACGCTGAGAGGGCACCTGCGGGTGACCGGCGTGAGGCTCTGGATTATGCGTTGGACGCTGAGGTTGTTGCCTACGTGTATCAGCCTTCTCCTCTGGTAGCACCGCAGGTCATACCTGCTAGTGAGGTGGCCCATTGGGTGTCTGAGGGGCACGCGTTGTCTCCGTGGCTGGGTTCGTCTTGGATCACTTCTTGTGTCCGAGAGATTGTGGCTGAGGAACAGGCTGACGTTTACGCTGACAAGTTTTTTCAGCAGGGTGCCACACCGCGTCTGGTGTACAAGATGGATCCTCGTTTGAATAAGGATCAGGCTGCAGCGTTTAAGCAGTTGAATGAGGAACAGTCGGCTGGCCTTTACAACTCGCATCGCACCCTGTATGTGGGTGGGGCTACTGATGTGCAGGTTGTTGGTTCGAAGCTGGGCGATCTGGCTTTGGAACGGTTTCGTGCAATGTTGGAGAACCGTCTCGCGTCACGCTCGAGGGTGCCTCCCCAGATTTTGCAGACTGCTGCAGGCAATTCGGGTTCTTCTTTGAATTCCGGCAATTATGACTCTGCCCGTAAGCAGTTCGCTGACTTGTTCTTTGAGCCTTACGCTGACGGTCTGGCTGCAGCGTTGCAGAAGATTGCTCCTGGCCCTAAGCGGGCCTCGCGGCTGTCGTGGGACCGGCGCAGGGTTCTCCTGCTCCAACAGGACCTTTTGGATGGCGCTGAGGTCCTGGCAAAGAACATGTCTGCAATACGCACAGGCATCGATACGGGTTTTGAGCCTGACGCGATGGTCACAGCAGTGACTACAGCAAATCTGGGTTCTCTGGTCGGGAAGCATTCTGGCAAGTTCAGTGTGCAGTTGCTGCCTGAGGACGCGAACAGTGTTGATGCGAACGGTGATCCTGTCAAGGGTGGCGGGGTCAACAAGAAGGAAGAAGACGACAGCAGCCCTGATTCTGGGGATGTTGACAGTGAAACTGAAATGGGTGATGAGTGATGGAAGAGTTCCGGTGGCTGGATAGCAGCTTTGAGGTCCGTGGGGCAGACAGTGACGGGGTGCCTGTGTTGCGTGCCCGGTTCGCTCATTGGGACCGGTGGAACCATATTCGGGAGGCCAGGGGCGAGTTCCTTGAGATGCCTGTGCGTGGCGCGACCGATCAGACGTTCGCTGAGCAGGGGGAGAGTGTCCGTGCCTTGTTTGATCACGGCAAGGACCCTTCTGTTGGCATGCGGACTCTCGGAGCGTTCAAGTCTTACGAGAACACTGATGAGGGGCCGGTGGCAGAGTTTGAGTTGTTCACTGAAACTTCGCATGTGCGGGATTTGATGCCAGGAATCATGGCTGGCACTTACGGGTTGTCTTACAGGTTCGGCATCGCGTCGCCTGAGGATGAGGTTTGGGATTACAGTCCGGGCGAGTCGGAGCACAATCCTCGCGGTCTGCCTGAGCGCAGTATTTTGAAAAGTTTTGTAGCCGAGGTGTCTGTGACACCTTTCCCTGCTGACAGGGCAACTAATGGTGGCGGTGCGCTTTCTGTGCGCTCGCTGATTGACCGTTACGGGGCTGAAGATCGTTGCGTTGATAGTCCAGAGTCTGAGGCCAGTGTGCCCGTGCTTGGTGCTGTCACAACGGACAGGGGTGGTGCTCTTAGAGCTGTCACCTTGAACCGGGAGCTTGTGCTTGCCCGGTTCAGAACCATCAATTAATGATTATCTACGCAAAAGGTGTTTTGTTATGACTCTTAATGAGCTACGAGAACAAGCTGAGAGCCTCCGCTCTGAACTTGTCTCTCTTTATGATGCTGCTGTTGAACGCGGCCAGGATGCGTCCGATGAGACTGAGGTCCGTGGCGCTTTCACTGAGGTGGATGGTGTGCAGGTTGCTGACCCGCACGCTGGTCTCACTGACAGTGAAGCGGAACGTGCTGAAGCTTTGAAGGCCCAGATTGCTGAGAATGACGTTTGGATTGAACGTTACGCTCCGCTCGAGGATGTCCGTTCGGGTGTTGTCCACAGTGGCGGCACCAATTACAAGGCTGCTGAAAGCGTGCAGTTCAGTTCGAACCGTACGGCTTCACCTTGGGACTTTGACTCGGCACGGGCAGCTGACAGTGACGAACTCCGCGGTCAGGTTATGACTGCTATTGAACAGATCCCTCGGGTTACCGATGAGGTCCGTTCAGGTCTCACTGACATGGTTGACACTCTGAATGACCCTTCGATCTCGCGGCATGTCTTGGCAACTGCTTCGCCTGAGTATCGTTCAGCGTTCCGTAAGTTCCTTGTGTCTGACGGCACTGGTGCCATGTTCACTGAAGCTGAGCGTTCTGCTTACGAGTTTGCTCAGGAACAGCGGACTGCGTTGGCGTTGGGTTCCGGCTGGCAGTTGCCAGTCACTATTGACCCAACGACCCGTTTCACGTCCGCTCAGACTGCCAGCCCTATCCGTGGCCTGGCATCGCAGCGCACTATCACCACTAAGACGCATCACAGTGGCACCATGAGTAATGCCACGTTCGGCATGGCTCTTGAGGGCGCTGAGGTCACTGACGGTTCACCAACCGTCGCTGACGTGTCAATTGATGCTGAGAAGGCTCACGGTGTGCTGCTGTGGTCGTTTGAAGCAGAGAACGATGTGGAAGCTCTTGAAGCTGACCTTCGCACGTCTGCTGCACGCGGTGTGAACAATCTTGAGGCTACCCAGTTCCTTTCGGGCACTGGTACGAGTCCACAGGTCGAAGGGCTTCTCGACGGGACCACTATCACTCGTGTCAGCACTGATGCTGCAACGGTGATTGATGCTGACGATCTCATCGATTTCCTGAACGCGATTCCTGACGAATACGTCATGTCTTCCACGTTCATGGCTTCGCAGCAGACTTTGAACAGCTTCCGGCTGCTCGAGTCTTCTGGCGGTGCGAACCTGTGGACCAGCCTGCCTGGTTCAGCTATTGAGGGTGCCCGTCCTACGGGTCTTCTCGGTATCCCTACCCGTATCCACTCTGGGATGAACAAGCCGACTGGTTCGGCACTGTTCACCACGGCAACCGATTACATGATCCTTGGCGATTTTGAAGCCGGTTACCGCATTGTGGACCGTGTTGGTATGACTGTTGAACCTATGCGTCTGGTGTTGGGTGGCACTGCGAACTTGCCTACGGGCCAGCGGGGCATGTAC